GGCTCACGGAGTAGAGGCGAAAATAGACCGATACGCACTAATTAAGTTCGGTGATATTGAGCCAGACAGATGCGAGAGTTGTGATTACTGCAAAGAGACAAAGGTGTTAAAAACTCCTATGGAGTACGAACTATATGAGGAGGACAACTAATGAATGTAATTGTAATCAAAGGACGACTGACGAGAGACCCAGAGCTCTCGTTTTTTAAAAATAGCAATGGAGAAGACAGGTCGGTTTGCCGATTTTCTGTAGCAGTAAATCGAGATTATGGAGACGATGCGGACTTCTTCAACTGTTCAATCTTCGGAAAAAGAGCTGAGGTAATCGATAAGTACTTTTCTAAAGGCTCTGAAATCGTATGCCAAGGAAGAATGGAACAGAACAAGTATAAGGACAAAGACGGTAATGATCGCACAACTTGGAATCTGATTGTAAATAACTTCGACTTCTGCGGAAAGAAATCCGATAGCGGTAGCAACGAACCGACGCCAGACGGATTTAAAGAAATAGAGGAAGACGTTCCGTTTTAAGGAGGAATAACAAAATGAACCCACTACTCAAATATCCAGGCGCAAAGAATAGGCTAGCCCCTTGGATAGTGAGCCATATACCACCGCACCATGTGTATTGTGAGCCATTTCTAGGCAGTGGAGCGGTATTTCTAAATAAAGAACCATCATATAACGAAATCCTGAACGACCTAGACGATGATATTTACAACTTTTTCAAGATTGTTAGAGAACAATCGGAAGAACTCTGCAGACTGATAGATACCACACCATACTCACGAATTGAGTACTCGAACTCATTTAATGACGGACCTATATCAGATTTGGAAAAAGCTCGTAGATTCGCAGTGAAATGTTGGCAAGGCTTTGGATGTGGGAACACCTACAAGACAGGCTATAGACGAGGGATAGGTGACACTAGTCCAAACCCTGCTAAAGCATGGGCGAAACTACCAGAAGCGATACAATTCGCTGCCGAGAGATTAAAGAATGCACAGATTGAGCATGTTGATGCATTAAAGCTAATCAAAGATATGCACGGAGAGAATACTTTTATCTATATAGATCCTCCGTACATGAAGGAGACGAGAAAGAAAAAGAATCAATATAATCACGAAATGACAGACGAGCAGCATATGAAGCTATTAAAAATCGCCAAAGAAAGTAGCTGCAAAATCATGATCTCTGCATATGAAAACGAGATTTACAACAACACTCTCGTTGATTGGCGAAAAGAATATAAAAGCACAACATCTGAATGCTCGAGAAAACGCACAGAAGTTATATACATGAACTATTAAGGAGCGAACAATGGACGAAAGAAAATTTATAAAGAAGTGTAAAGAACTTGTAAGAAACTACTACAACGATAGAGTGCAATCAACTGATAAGAACGGCAAAATCACAACAGATGATGTATTTGTTGTTTGGTTCTGTAAAACCTTGCAGAACTCAAAGGCGCTAGTTAGCACCAACGTATCAGACGGCATGTATTACGAAATTACATATAACGGAGATAAGAACGAGTGCTATCTTGACGCATATAAAAAGTGGCAGAACGTTTGCATTGAGATGTAGGAGCAAGACATGAGAGAAATAAAATTTAGAGCGTGGGACAGGAAGTTTAAAAAGTGGACGAGTTATTCGATAGATGATGGACTACTTATGTTCTACGACGATCACGCGGAATGTTGGGAGATTGGCCGAGAAGGTGAGCGATTTATTTTATGCCAATATACAGGGTTAAAAAACATTAATGGAAAAGAAATATATGAGGGTGACATCGTAAGAGCGGTAGGCTTCTCAGAATGGATAGGAGTTGCAAAATATTCCGACAAAAATCAAGCTTTTGTATTTGAATGCATAGATAAGAACTATAGAGGAAACATAGTATTTATGAGCCAATTTGACCAAGGCTTCAAAATACTTGGCAATATCTATGAGAATCCAGAATTATTAGAGGAGAGTAACAATGTACTTACTAATCGATAGTCGCGAGAAACCTAAGGCAATTAACGGCATACTGCATCACCTAACCTCCAAGGGTGTCAAGTACGATGTAACAAAGCTCTACTTCGGGGATTACATGAACTATGCAAGACCTAATCGAGTGATCGATAGAAAGCACAACATATCTGAACTAGCCTTGAACTGCACACGCGACCGTAAGAGATTTAAAAGAGAGTTAGAGCGAGTTAAGGCGACTGGTAGCGAATTAATATTACTTGTTGAGCAGGACAGTTTCAAAGATAGAGAGAAGACAATCAGTGTAGAGACGATTGAAGACCTTATGCTTTGGAGTGCACCTAAAGGAGTAGTTAGGGGAGAGCAAGTATATAGGGTCCTCGTATCATGGTGTCACAAGTACCCATTAAGAGTAGAGTTCTGCCATAAGAGGAACACAGGACAGAGAATTTTAGAATTGTTGGAGGAACAAGATGAGTAAGGCAAGATTAGCGGACCTCGTAAAAAATCAAATAGACTTGCAGTCCGTTATGGAGCATTACGGTACGCACTTCAATTGTACAGGCAGTGCACTCTGTCCGTTCCATTCTGATAATCACCCTTCTTTATCAATTAAGAACGAGCGATACAAGTGTTGGGCATGCGGTGCGAGTGGCGATATGTTCGACTTTGTTCAAAATCTCTATGGTGACAGCTTTATGGAGGCTATAGAGCGAATCAACAGAGATTTAGGACTAGGAATCGACACAAAACTAAACACACCAAAGAATAACAAAGCTATAGCCACCGCACAACGTCAGAAATCAGCCCGAAAGAAATTAAAAAAGGCTCGTAGGGCGAAAGTATTAGAACTAACCGAAAAGCACCGTATTGCCTTTAAAAATGGCGATTATGAAGAAGCAAACCGACTCGAGGAAATCCTAGACGATATAGTCGCATACGAGGACGAACTAGCTCGGAGCAGAAGACAGCACAAGGAGGCACATAATGAATAACAACGAAATAACGACGACTTTCTCGCTGTCGGACTTCGCAGACGGAACTGTATTCGAAGAGCTTGGAATCAGAGACAGAACAGTCAGCGAGAGGGAAGTGCTACTAGTTCAGCTCAAAAAAGAGGCGAAAGAGCTCGGACTCGGAGCGAAAGCATTTAACGCAATAGTATCTGACTACCTCCGAGGCGAGGCGGTATCGAGTGTAGGCTCAATCGCTGGATACGACATGCCGACTAGGTGGGTTTTAACCAGTACAGGAGAGGTACAGAAGACCACTATGGAGCTTGCATGCAGTCACCCGATATATATATCAAAACGATTTATTGATTGTCTTACAGGCGAAATAAAGCTCGAAATAACCTACTCGAGAGACTCGGAACTAGAGCGACTACAATCCTTTATCGTTCCGAAATCGAGAATAACCTCGTCGCAGAGCATTGTTGCTCTTGCGAATAAAGGTGTATCGGTATCGAGTACCAACGCAGCACTATTAGTCAATTATCTACAAGATTTTGAGGATACGAACTACGACCAAATTGTAGAAATCAAGAGTATTAATCGGTTTGGTTGGATTGGCAAAGACTTTTCACCGTATGTAGACGGCATCGAGTTTGATGCGGATGATAATTACCCAGAGTTAGAGCAATGCGTAACAAGACCGAACGGCACTATAGAAGATTGGAAAGAGGTCATTAAGTCAGTCAGAAAATCCAACAAGATAGCGCCTAAAGTTGCTCTAGCTGCATCGTTCGCATCGGTTCTAATTGAGCCACTGGACGCACTACCGTTCTTCGTTCACTTCTGGGGCGCATCTGGAGGAGGTAAGACAGTGTCACTAATGTTGGCCGCTTCAGTATGGGGTAAGCCCGACGTCGGATCATACATTAAGACATTTAATTCGACCAAGGTCGCACAAGAGATCCTTGCATCGACCCTATACAGCATGCCTGTTATCTGCGACGAGTTACAAATTAAAACAGGAACAAGTGATAACTTTGACGGATTGATTTACGAATTATGCGAAGGTTCCGGAAAAAGCCGCTCCAACAAACAACTTGGAATTCAAGCCTCCAGGAATTGGCGAAACTGCTTTATATCAAGCGGAGAGCAACCAATTACAGGCGAGCTGAGTGGAGGCGGAGCAAAGAACCGTGTATTCGAGATCGAGTGCCAGGATGACTTATTTCAAGACCCTATAACGTTAGTTAAGGAAATCAAGAGCAACTACGGATTCGCAGGGCGTGAATTCGTACAGGTTTTAGATGCTACAGCAAGGAGGCGGATTAAGATAGTTCAGCAATCGATTTTTGCCGAATACAGCGAAAAAGGATTTACAGACAAACAGTCGCTCGCTGCATCGATTATCGCTACGGCCGAGGCTTTCTACAGTGACCTACTGCTTGAAGAAGAGCCCAGCTTCGCACCCGAGGATTTAGAGCCTTACATCGCAACACATGACGACGTATCGCAAGACTTGAGGGCGGTTGAGTGGCTGAACGATTGGATTGCCGAGAACTGGAATAAATTTGATGAGGATGCACCAGATGTATACGGAGTAGCAGATTCAGCAGACACAATAGACATTATCGCCTCGAAATTAAGAGCAGATTGCCAGAAGGTAGGCATTAATTACAAACGACTTGTATCGTATCTGGATAAGAGAAATGCATTAGTTACGAATCCTGGACGAAAAGATAAAGTTGTGAGAATCGGAGCAAGTAGACCAAGGTGCATATCAGTCAAAAAGGATTTTATATGGGCTAGAGAAAAAGAATTGTCACCAATGTCACCAAGTGTCACCAAAAATATTTAACAAAAATGGTGACAACAAAAACGTTGATATTTCAATGGTTATAAGTATTAAAAATATATTTGTCACCAATGTCACCAAAAATATTTACACATATATAGGAAAAACAAAAAAAGTTTAAAAAATATATCTCTTATATATGCAAATAAAAAAAGTTGGTGACAACGGTATTTTTGGTACAAGTCTTGAAATGACTACGATACAAAGAAAAATAACTTGGTGACATGCTGGTACAAATTGGTGACAAACTATCCATATTAACAAAATAAACAATGCATTTTGTAATAAATAACAAAATAGTGAAAGAGGGGCAAAGCGATGAATAAAACAACACCGATGACGATAAGGGAATTGTCAGAAATGTCAAACGAAATGATGCTAGTTGCGTCTTATCGACCTAGGGACTCTAAAAAATATCACGCGCGTATTTTAGGGTATCGTAACGGTAGTGAACTAGTGGGGATACTCTCTGTATCGGAAAAAGAGTATAACGGACCGCTTACGATTAAGTTTATAGATAATTACTTGAGTTCGTTGTTCTCACAGGCTTATCAAAAAGGAATAAGTGAATATATAGAATCTGAGGTGATAAAAAATGGCTAAATGGATATTAAGTGCAGAGTCCTACGGGGCGTTTAGGCACACAAAAGAATATATTCCCGTTCCGAATCCGTACGGGGTAACAGTGATTACGGAGCGAGAGGCAATCAGGCTGACTAGCGGTTGCCGATGGGCGACTAGAGGACATTACGTATATGCAAGGGAACGCGAGACAGTGCGATTCGACACATTGCGAGAGGCTCAGCGATATGCAGAGCAGTTAGGAGGTGCAGAATGATTAACGACGATTTGAAATACATAGCCAATCATTATGGACTTAAGCACCAACTTGTTAAGTGCAAGGAGGAGCTAGGCGAACTTATAAAGGCCATCGATTCGTTGGATGAAAAGGCAATTGTTGAGGAGATAGCAGACGTCGAGATTATGACCGAACAACTAAAGTATCTTATGCGAACCGAGCCAAGTGTGGAGATTTACAAGGACTATAAGATAGCTAGACAGCTTAGACGAATATCAAGGGAGTTGAGCAATGAGCACGATAACTAAAGAGGAGCTACTGCGAATTCCTAAATTGCGTAAGCACATTAAACGCAAGATGCAACGTATTGAGCTGTGCGAGACGAGAGCAACTGGCGGAGCAATTGAGTACAAGGAGCGTGTACAATCAAGTGTGTGCGACTCAGCTAGCGACTGCCTGGATTATGCTGTCGACCTACGGGCGGAAGTTGAACGAGATATAGAGGAGCTACATGTGCTAGTCGGCAAGGCTGCAAAATTAGCTGATTCGTTAAACGACCTACTGGAGAGGGATATCGTGTATGCAAGGTATGTAAACGGCAAAGAATGGAATGAGTGTATAGACACATTACATTGGGCGAGGTCGTGGGTTTTTAAGAAGCATAGAGATATTTTGCGGTCTCTCTAAAAAAGAGACTTAAGAGGACTTGAAAAGACCCACTTCTCTGATTTATGATATACTCAAGCAAAGCTAGAGAGGGAGAGAAGGACCCCCGCTGCACTGCTTGAAACAAATCCATTTAAAGTCATCTTAATAAGGTGTTGCCCGGTACCGTTTGGTGTCGGGTTTTCTTTTGTGATACAAAATTTCACGATTTTACTACTTGAAAATATTTTCTGAGATGTTAAACTGTAACTACAAATAGTTACATTGCTACGGAGAAGGTATGAGCAGAATTGATAAGTTACGTGACAAAATAAATGACGATAAAATTACAGTAACTTACACAGAAATGACGAGATTTCTGAACTATTTGGGTTATGCAGAATCGAATAAAGGAAAAACTTCGGGATCAAGAGTAAGATTTTTTCGAGAAAAAGATGGACAAATTATCAACCTTCACAAACCGCACCCGGGAAATGATATGAAGATAATCGCTAAACGAAATGTAGCGAAGTTGCTTCGAGAAAGGGGGGAGTTATAGTGAATAATATTTTTAGTTATAAAGGTTATTGTACTAAAGTTGAATTTGATAGCGAAGACTGTATCCTATATGGAAAAATAGAAGGAATTAGTGATTTTGTTGATTTTTATTGTGAGTCTGCAAACGAAGTAAAGTTGGAATTTGAAAAGGCTGTTGATGACTACCTTGAGTTTTGCAAGGAGAATGGGAAAGTACCCGAGAAACCTTTTAAGGGTAGCTTTAATGTGAGGGTGCCACAAGAGGTACACAGAGAAGCTTTTATAAAAGCTAACCTTCAAAATAAAAAGTTGAATCAGTTTGTCACAGAGGCGCTTGAAGAAAAGATTGCTAGATGTAATGAGTCTATAAATACTTCAAGTAACAAAGCGGAAATAACTGTAAATATACAGCTTGATAAGAGAATCAATGAAGAAACTCAATTTACCTACAAGATTCCAAAAACAAGAGGTGAAAATAATGCTTGGGCAAATTAATTTAACTAAGACTAATATTCGAGCGATTAATTTTGTAAACGAACTGGAAAATGAAAAAAAACGCAATTTAAGCGTTGCTTTGGACACATCTTTAGATTTTTGTGACGACAAAACACTGTGTAAAGGGAACCTTGATTGCACTGTTAGATCTACAGATAACGGAGAAGACGGTGAAGAGAGGTTTGAGTTACACGTTCTAATTGATGGAATTTTTTCAGCAGATGTAGAGTTAGAAGAGAGTGATGAACTTAGAACATTTGTACTTAAATCAATGTTTCCATATTTACAGAGCTACGTTAGAATTATAACATCACTATCGGATTTAGCGCCTATAACACTGCCTTACCCAGGCGATGATTTGTTTAGGCGAAGTGAAGATGAAGAATAACCATTAGAATAACCATTAAGAGAGTCCTTCGGGGCTCTTTTTTAGTACCGTAAAGGAGGCGATGTACTTGAAACTTACAATAAAGCAACAGCGGTTCGCTGATGAGTACATCATCAGCGGCAATGCTACAGAGGCAGCTATCGTAGCAGGATATGCGAAGAGAGCAGCATATCAGCAAGGTGCGGAGAACCTCAAAAAACCTCATATAAAAACCTATATTGCTGAAAGACTCGAGGCAATTAACTCGGCTAAGATAGCGGATCAGACAGAAGTGCTGCAGTATCTAACTTCTGTGATGAGAGGAGAAACGCAAAGCGCGGTAGTTGTGGTCGAGGGAGAGGGCGACGGAGTGTCCTGTGCGAGGCTAATTGATAAGACTCCCGACGAGAAGGAGAAGTTAAAAGCTGCGGAACTACTCGGCAAGCGATACGGAGCATTTACAGACAAGGTCGAAGTCGGTGCGGATTTAGAACTGAACGTCAAGGTGGACTATGGCGACGGCGACGATTAAGGCTAACAGGATTTTTCGAGAACCTAATCAGTCGCACAAGCGATACATCGTTATGCGAGGCTCTGCAGGTTCTGGCAAGAGCATGGACACTGCACAGCACTACATATTGCGGTTGCTCTCCGATAAAGGGCGCAATCTCCTATGTGTCCGTAAGGCTGATGTTACTAATCGAGATAGTACGTTCGCGGAACTACAGGCGGCGATATGGCGAATACATGGCGATTCGTGGGAGAAGTACTGGCGAGTTAACAGCTCTGCAATGATTATCGAGTGTCTTATTAATCAGAATCAAATCCTCTTCAGAGGGATGAATGACGAAAAACAACGAGAAAAACTTAAGTCAATCACGTTCAAGCGCGGAAAGCTCACAGACGTTTGGATTGAAGAGGCTACGGAATTAACACAAGCAGACTTCGAAATCATAGACGATAGACTTAGAGGAGAATTGCCAGACGGACAGTTTTATCAGATTCGGCTAACGTTCAATCCTGTATCGGCTCATCACTGGATTAAAGCACAGTTTTTCGACCGGGAAGACGCCGATGTACTAACTCATAAGTCGACGTTCAAAGACAACCGCTTTATTGATGAGGCTTATTACAAGCGAATGGAACGGCGTAAGGAGGTTGATCCAGAAGGCTATCAGATATACGGACTAGGTAATTGGGGCGAGACTAAAGGGCTCATTTTCCATAATTACGAAGTCAAAGAAATATCAACGAACTACGAAGACTATGACTATGTATCAATCGGTCAAGACTTCGGATTTAACCACGCAAATGCAATATACCCATACGGCTACAGGGATGGCGATATATACGTCCTTCCCGGGCTGTATGGACATGAGAAAGATACAGCAGAGTGGATACAAGAGGCTGACAAGTTCCCCGAGCTTAAGACGCGCGATATGTGGTGTGATTCCGCTGAGCCCGATAGAATAAAAATGTGGTGCAAGGCTGGATATAGGGCAAAAGCAGTTAGCAAAGAGCCTAACTCAGTTACGGCACAGATAGATTGGCTAAAGGGTAATCAAGACGGCGGAGAAGTCGTCAAGCGAATGATTTATATTCATCCGTCTAACGTTAATTTTATTAGAGAAATAGGACAGTGGAAGTGGAAGTATGACGATAAACGTGGCATTTATCTCGACGAACCAGTTCCATTTTTTGATGACGCAATGGCGTCGATGCGTTATGGCGTAGAGGGGTGGCGAAAGCCTAACCTAGCCAAGTTAAAAACATTCAAAGGAGGCATCTAGTGGCTGATAAAAGACCATATAAATTACCTGCACCAATTACACGAGATGCGAACGTGTTGGAGCAAGGTGTAAGAATGGAGCTGATTAAGGGTTGTATCGAGCAGCATAAGCTGATGCTACCGAGATATGAATACCTTGAAAATCTTTATCTCGGGTTTCATGATATCTTTCGGCTTCCGGAGAAAGAAGGTTGGAAACCTGACCACAGGCTCGCTGTTGGGTTCCCGAGATATATCACCGATACATTCATAGGCTACGCTTATGGCAAGCCGATTAAGGTGCAAAGTGAGGACGAAAAGTTCGACGAAGCCATGCAGCTATTTGCCAAGCGCAATGCTCTTAAGGACCACAACAAGGAGATGGCGAAAGTAGCTTGTAAGTTTGGACATGCTTTCGAGTACTTGTACCAAAATGAGAATACCGAAACTAGGGTAACGAGATTTACTCCTAGGCAGATGTTCATTGTGTACGACGATTCGGTTGCAGAACGCGCACTATTTGCGGTTAGATACGGCTATTACGGAGAGAAGAGCAAACTAAGAGGCAAGCTATACGGCGAGATTCTTACGCCGTCTCAAGTACTAAAATTTGAAGAAGACAAAATAACTGATAAGAATGATAATCCATACGGTAAAATTCCAGTTGTTGAATGGAAGCTTAACGAGGAACGTATCGGGTTATACGAGTCTGTGGCGGGACTTATCGAGACGTACAATGCCGCACTTGGTGAGAAAGCTAATGATGTTGAGTCGTTCGCTGAGGCATACCTTGCTATTATGGGTGCGGAAATTGACGAGGAAGGGATAAGGCGCATAAGAGATGGCCGCATCATTAACCTATACGGTACCAATAATGCGAAGGATGTACTCATCCAGTTTCTCCAGAAACCTACAGCGGATGGGACGCAAGAAAATTTACTAGATAGACTCGAGACTCTTATATATCAGACCTCGATGGTAGCGAACATCTCCGACGATAGTTTCGGAGGTGCAACGAGTGGTACATCACTTGCGTATAAGCTTCAAGCAATGTCTAACCTTGCGGAATCCTTCGACGGCAAAGTGGAGAAGAGCATCCGGAAGAGGCTTAAGCTGTTTTGTACTCTGTCAACTAATACTCCACGACAGGATGCTTACGAAGATGTCGAGATAACCTTTACCCGCAACGTGCCTAAGAATTTACTGGAGGAGGCACAGACTGCGGCGCAGCTATCGGGCATAGTATCGCACGAGACACAGCTTATGGGCTTGTCGATTGTTGCTGATCCAAAGGCCGAGCTTGAGAGAATCAAGGCCGAGGATGAGGAGTCACAACCTCTATCAGTAATCGACAAGGCTTTTGCAGGTGACAAGTAATGTCTGTTAAATCAGCAAGTTCGATGTATTGGAAGACCCGCGAGGCCAGACAACACGAGATGAATCTCAAAGAGTCAGCGCAGCATGATAAGATGCTAGAGCAGATATACAAGACCATGCAGGCTAGCATCCAACGTGACATTGATGCCTTTTATGGCCGTTACGCAGCAAAGGAAGGTATCAGCCTGGCAGAAGCCAAAAAACGAGCTGATAAGCTTGATATTGAGGCATATGCGGCTAAGGCAAAAAAATATGTTGCTACTCACAACATGAGTAAAAGAGCTAACGAGGAGATGAGGCTTTATAATCTAACGATGAAGGTTAACCGCCTCGAGCTACTTAAGGCTAATATCGGCATGCAGTTGGTTGATGGTTTCAGCGATATTGATGAGTTTATGGGGGATAAGCTGAATGAGCGAACGACTGATGAACTAAAGAGGCAAGCCGGTATTCTCGGTAATTCCGTGCGTAATTCAGAGGCAATGGCAGCCTCAATTGTTGGTGCATCCTTTCATAATGCGACATATTCACAGCGTGTGTGGGCGCATCAGGAGCAACTCAAGTACGAACTTCACAAGCTACTTACTAGAGGTTTGATACAGGGGATTAATCCCATAAAGTTAGCAAGCGAGTTATCCAAGATGTTTGGCGTCTCACTCCGTAATGCATCGAGATTGATGCGCACGGAGATGGCAAGGGTGCAGACAGAGGCACAGTTTCAATCGTACAAGCGCAATGGTTTTGAGTGGTATCAGTTCCATACGCTAGGTAGTAAGGCGTGTGAGATATGCAGAGCTCTTGACGAGAAGGTATTCAAGGTAGATGATATGTTGGTAAGTGAAAACGCACCACCGATGCATCCTAACTGTAGGTGCAGCACATCCGCTAGTATGGGACCAGAGGGCGACGTGAATTATGCGAAAAGCTTTGATGATTCCATAAAACAAGATGTACACGAATCGATGTCGATTTATTCTCTAGAAGATGCAGCTGACACCAAAAACTAAGATTTCTGATCAGATTGTTTGTAGATCATGTGGAAAAGGTGTTTGGGTGCCTTGCAGTCCTGATGCTGAGATAAATCATGGCTTTACGTGCAGCCATTGTGGGAGACACGTAAATTTTGACTTCGGAGACGTTATTGTTGATTGACAAAATACAAAATAGTGGAACGTACTCGGGTGACCTTCGGGCCCCGGGTCTTTTTATTGAGGTCGGTAAATGATACAAATAAAAGTTAATAACTACTCTGTAGAGGTAAACGGTCATGCGGGATATATGCCTCGTGGCTCGGATATTGTCTGCGCTGGTGTATCCACCCTGTATCAGACGTTGGAGGAGTCAGCTAAGAAATTAACTGGCGGTGAGTATAAAACCTCGTCAGAGGAGGGATATGGGCGAATCTGCCCTATCGGTGAAGTGAGCAATGAGTACAAGCTACTCGTTAGCTCTTTTTTAATTGGCGCAAACGGGATTGCAGCTAGCTATCCCGATTACGTAAAGGTTATAACTGACTAGTCCAAGCATTGACGACATAAAAAGCAATGGCCCAGCCCAGGCGTGGACGGCTAAAAAAGCTACGGAATTGTTAAGCATTGGAACATAAAAAATATGGGAGGAAATTATTATGCTAAACGAACTAACTAAATGGAAGCTACAGATGTTCGCAGATGGCGAAGGCGGAGACGACGGCGCAGGTGACGATCCGAACGCTGCTAAAGGTGGTAAAGGGTCGAATGGAGATGAGCCCGCAGGAGGTAAGTCGGGAGAAGGAGAAAAGAAGTATACCGACGCCGAAGTTGACGCCATACTCGATAAGAAATTTGCCAAGTGGCAGAAAGAGCAGGAAGCCAAGATTGAAGAGGCCAAGAAGCTTGAAAAGATGTCCGCAGATGAGAAAAATCAACACGAGCTTGAGAAGCTTAAGAAAGAGAATGCTGACCTCAGGAATGCTCAGACTTTATCTGATATGAGGGCTACTGCATCCAAACTGCTTAAGGAAAAAGATATAGACGCAACAACTGATATCTTGGACTTCGTAGCCACTACAGACGCAGACGAGACTAAGGCTAACATTGACAAGTTCGTCGGCATTGTAGACAAGTTGGTAAAGGCTGCAGAGGTGAAGAGAAATACAGGTAAAACACCTAAGGACTTTGGTGGTAATGACGGTAAATCCGATCCATTCGCAGCTAAAATTGAAAAATACAAGTAAGGAGATTACGTATGACTAAAATTAATCTACAGATGTTTGCAGATGGTGATAATAATAACCAGACTGCTAGATCATTTAGCCTGCAGTTCAAGGAGCTGCTCGCAGCAGTATTCCAAAAACAGGCGTACTTCGGCGCATTCTTTGGTAACACTATAGAGGCTATCGATGGTGTGCAGGACAACGAAAATGCATTTTACGTTAAGACATCCGACATGCCGGTTGTTCTAGGGGAGTATAGCAAGGATGCTAATACCGCTATGGGCACTGGTACAGGCAAGTCCAGTCGTTTCGGAGAGCGCAAGGAGGTAATCTACAAAAATACCCCTGTTCCATACACTTGGGGCTACAGCTTCCATGAAGGTCTTGACAGACATACGGTAAACAACGACCTTGCCGCTGCTGTTGCTGACAGACTCGATGTACAGGCACAGGCTAAGATCGAGAAGTTCAACAAACAGCACGGTAAGTTTATTTCGACCGTTGCAGGTAAAACTATCGCAGGTGGCGCAAAGATTACCAAAGATAACGTCGCAGATGTGTTTAATGAGCTGTCCGCGTACTTTGTCAATATCGGAGCTAAGGGCACGCTCAGAGCTAGCGTTAATCCTGATGTGTACAACGCAATCATGGATAACGGGCTGTTCACAACCGCTAAAAGGGCGGACGTGGATATCAGCAACGGCGTTGTGATGAAATTTAAGGGATTCATTATCGAGGAGATTCCAGCTCCACTATTCCAGGCTAAAGAGGTCATCTACGCATATGTTGAGGGCGTAGGTAAGGCCTTTACTGGGATTGAGACAGCTAGAACTATCGAGTCAGAAGACTTCGACGGGGTTGCTTTACAGGGCGCAGGCAGAGCAGGAGAGTTTATCCTTAACGACAACAAGAAAGCTGTTGCTAAGGTTACTGTAACTGGAGCATAGAAGTAATTGGCGGGGTTTAACAGCCCCGCTACGAACGTTAAACATATTAAGGAGGTACGTTATGTATAAGGTAATTAAAGGTTTTTTTGACCTAGAGGATTACAAAGACACTAAGAGCGGGAGAGTTTATCACGAGTATGTAGAAGGTGATGAGTATCCTCGTGCGGGAGTCGACCCTGGCGCTGAGAGAGTAGCTCTGTTAGCAAGCGATGACAATCTGCAAGGTGAACCACTCATCGAGTCGGTTGGAGCTCCAACGGATGAAACGGAACCCGAACCCGGGGACTCCGATGAGACTAGCGAGGGTGAGGCCCCTGCAGAGACTGACAAGAAGACTGACAAGAATGCCAGCGAGAAGTAGGAGGTCACTATGCTTGATGAGATTAAGAAGCTGCTCGGGTTTGTTGACAGCGAAAATGATGCCGTACTAAATACGATAGTGTCGCTGGTTGAGAGTAGACTTAAGCATCTCATCGCAGAGAACACTGTCCCCGATTCGCTCTCCTATATCGTAACGGAGGTGTCTATATCACGCTTCAACCGAATTGGTTCCGAGGGCGTATCTTCACACGACGTAGAAGGCGAAAGGATGACATGGAGTAATGATGATTTTAGGCCGTATATGTCGGATATCGAGCAATATGTGGCCGCCCAAAAGGATGCCAGACGTGGGAGAGTGAGGTTTATATGAGGTACGACACACCTGTGTATATACAGACCCTTATCCCCGGAAAGTATAACGAGTCAACGGGCAACTATGACGGTGATAAGGTGTCCGAAAGTAAGATTATGGCTAGTGTAATGGGCCTTAAGGACGAAACAGTGCAAATGCTGTTTGGAAAACTCCGTGATGACTGCCTAGTGGCGCATACACAGCGGTATCTTGTGTTCGAACGAGTACGCATAGGCGCTAAAAGTTATGAGGTTGTTAAGCGGCGTAAGCTACGGCGCAAAGGTGCGTATTACCTACAGGAGGTAGAGTGATGGGTATTAAACTTGTTGGTGCCGATAAGCTGGAAAAGGCGCTGCGCAACAAAGCTAAACTGGCTGCGGCAAAACAAATAGTTAAGAACTGCGGGTCGAAGCTGCAGAAGGGCGCGGAAAACAATGCACCGGTCGACTCAGGAACTCTTAAGCGTAGCATAACGATAGAGATTGAGGACGACGGACTTACTGCTGTCATAGCACCGCACATTGATTATGCAGCATATGTTGAGTATGGCACGCGTTATATGGCTGCGCAGCCGTATATGAGGCCGGCATATGAGAAAGCTAAAGCTGAGTTTAAATCAAAGATGGAGGAATTGGTACGATAATGGATCCACAGCAGGCAGCGTTCACATACGTGAGAAGTGTAGCCATACAACTATTTGGTGAAAATAAGGTGTATGACGGATTCCTACCGCCCGAGGATACACCTTACCCATTTATTTACATCGGAGAAGCTATGCAGAGTGACCGCACCCTTAAAGGGGCAGTTATTGGCACTGTGAGCATTACCGCTCACGTGTGGAGTAATAATCCTAGAGCTAGAGGTCAGGTATCGGAGATGATGCGTCAAGTTAAATCTAAGTTATATGAGAATACCCGAGATTATGAAAATACACGTTTTGTTTCAGCATCATCAAGGGTACTGGCCGATAATTCTACAGCCAATCCGTTATTACACGGAGTGTTAGAGCTCCAATTTTATTTTAGTTAGGAGGAAATTATGTCAATCAATTTACAGATGTTCGGCGAGACGGTGTCTGGCAAGAAAATAGTATACCTATTCCGAATCTTTAAGGATATTGCAACGGCAAAAGGTACGATGCTTGCTTTCACTACTGAGAACAGTCGAACAAAGTCGAAAGATGCTGACTCTAAGGCAACTAAGAGCGGCACAGTGAGAACTCCGGGGCAGTCGGAGGTTGAAATCTCTGCAACTGCTCTACTTGCAAAAGGTGACGAGTTTATCGACAAGTTGGAAGATGCGTTGGATCACGACGACATCATTGAGATTTGGGAAGCTAACCTTGAGGAGAAGGGCACCGGAGCTAATAAGTTTAAGGGCATGTACTTCCAGGGGTATCTTACCGAACTTGAGAAGTCGTCCGATGCAGACGAAAATGTGGAGCTGTCGCTTAAATTCGGGGTCAACGGTACCGGAGTGAGGGGAGAAGTTACCGTAACTGCGGAGCAGCAGACTATGGCAGCTTACGTCTTCAAAGACACCACACAGGGCGGAGCGTAAAGCAAGGTTCGCTATAACTGGGGCGTTAATTCGCCCTCTTTTTATTTAGGAGGTAATTAATGGATATTGTAATCAAAGGACACCCCTACCCGGTGAGGTTTGGCTTAAAGTTTGTGAAAGAGGTTAACGGAAGAGAGACAACACCAGTTGATGGGCTCATAGGAGTTGAACAGGGTATAGGTCTCAATCTCATGATCGCTAACATCATTGATGGCTCGGTTGAGGCGTTGGCTAACGCAATTATGACAGCTAATAATACAGAAGACCCAAAACTCAAGGAAGATGATTTACGTGAGTACTTAGAAGACGAGTCCACTAACATAGATGAAGTTTTTAAGAAGGTGCTCGGTTTTTTCGAGAATGCCAACTGTACGAGGAGAACCTTCCAGAGTGTGAAGGAATCGGCGGATACAGCGAAGAAGTTACAAGAGGCCGAGTTAAAAGCGCGCCTAGGGGAACAGAATTAGCCTTTGACGCGAATAAGCTATATGAAGACGTAGCGATTGACTGCTTTCGGCGGCACGGATTCACGAGCTTCGAGCAGGTAGATAGGCTTACCATTCCAGAGTACAGAATACTTACAAAGGCTTACAAGTTGCGTATGGTGGACGAGGATTATAGGGCGCATCAGCAAGCGTACTTAACGGTAGTTGCAAAAGCAGAAAAGAAGTCGGGTAAGCCAGTATATAAGACGTTTAAGAGCTTCTTCGATTATGAGGAAGCCATCAAGAAGGCTCTCGATGAGCCAAAGAAGACTGAGGCAAGATTTGCATCTCTCAGCAAATATTTAAGTGAAAGGGGCGACTAATGGAGAGTTATTCAGTAACCGCCGTATTAAGTGCAAAGGATTCCTTGTCGCCTAAGCTCAAGGGTGTTGCAGGATTGCTAAACTCCACTGGCGGAATGGTAAAGGCCGGACTAGGTTTCGGCGCACTATCCCGGATTGGTGGCTCTGCTGTAGCGGCACTAGGACGAAGCATAAAAGGGCTAGTCACCGAGATAAACGAGACCAATGCGACATGGAAGACATTTACGGCTAATATGCAGATGTCGGGCATGGGCTCAAAGCAGATTAAGCGGACAAAGAAAGATCTTCAGGACTTTGCTGCCCGCACAATTTACTCATCAAAGGACATGGCCAGCACCTATGCACAGCTCTATGCGGTTAACAAGAAGACTACTACGGGGGTTGTGAAAGGGTTCGGTGCTGTGGCGGCAGCTGCAGAGAATCCTAGGCAGGCGATGAAGACACTATCGGTGCAGGCTACACAGATGGCGGCCAAGCCTAAAGTAGCGTGGCAAGACTTCAAGCTGATGCTGGAGCAGTCACCTGCCGGACTGTCCAGAGTAGCCGAGAAGATGGGCATGACCACCAAGGAGCTTGTTGCCAACGTGCAGGCGGGTAAGGTCAAGACCGAAGACTTTTTTAAGGCTATGGAGAAGTGCGGTAATGACAAGTCTCTGCTTAAACTCGCCCAGCAGTACAAAACTGTAGGTGAAGCCGCGGAAGGGTTACGTGCTACTCTTGCTACCAGACTGGCATCGGCATTTGATGTAGTAAGCCGGGCGGGTATCAATTTTATATCAGGAGCAATGACAACACTATCGTCTAGGCTTGAGATCGCGGCTAATTCTTTTAAGGGCGTCGGTAAATCGTTTGAAAAGGCGTTTAGTGCAATAGGAAAGAGTATTGCCAAAATAACTAACAGCAAGAGTGCTGTTGATGCGTTTAAAAAGAGCATGGACGGATTAGCAGCAGCCGCTAAGAGATCGGCCAAGTTCCTCGAAAGGCATGCTGATTCCGTTGCGTATCTTGCGACACACATTCCGGAGATAATAGAGGCTCTTATCGGTCTTAAGATAGCACTTAAGATAGCTGGCAAGATGAAGGCTCTTAGTAAGGCTTCTGAAACCGCGGCATCCGCGTTGCCGAAAGTGGGCAAAGCGGCAGGTGTTACCGGTAAGGAGATGTTAGGCTCTGCAAAGGCATTTGCTGCAACGGGTGCCGGCATTCTGATGATAGCTGCAGGTTTTTATATAATGGCTAAAGCTGCAGTAATGCTCGCGAAATCAGGCAAGGGTGCGATAGGTGTATTCGCTGGAATGGCGGTCGCTATCGGCCTACTTGGGGTAGGGTTGGTTATAGTATCGAAGAACATGGCGAAAATGAGTGCAGGTAAATTAAACGCAATGTCAACTGCCTTCCTTGCATTCGGCGGAGCAATAGTGCTGTGTGCAGCGGGAATGTGGATTCTTGCGGAAGCAGCTAAGACCGTATCAGATGGTGGGGGTCTAGCAGTCGGAGTACTTGCGGGTATGGCTATCGCCATAGGATTACTCGTTGTAGCTTTCGCCAAATTCGGACCCGCTCTTGATGTGGCAATACCGGCTATGATTACGTTCGGTGCAATGGTACTGATGATAGGTGCGGGCGTATGGTTAGCGGCTCAAGGAATAGCGGCAATCGTTAATGCGTTCTCGGGATTAGTACATGCCGTAACTAGTCTTATCGAAACATTGCCTATAGCTGCTCAATACGGCTTACAGGCAGCAGGTGGAATAGCCTTAGTCGGCGTAGCCTGTGTAGTAGCTGCGGCTGGGGCAATAGTGTTAGGAATCGCTCTGATCGCATTCGGGGCGATGGCTATAGCTACAGGGGCAATGTTGGTCGGTGCCGGCGCGTTAGCTGTAGTTGCAGGTGTGCTCTTCCTCACCTTTGGCATAATGGTCGGATTGGCAGCAGTCGGCGTTGCAGTCCTTGCACTCGCCCTCAAAGCGGTTAATTCGTCTATGAAGTCGATAGCCGCGAATGCTAGAGCAGCAGCTTCATCTCTAACAGCGATGGTCGGATCCGTTAATATCGTAAAAGCCGGGCTAAAGGCAATCGGTGATTACGCAAGCTCGGCGATGAACAGGTTAAAAGCGGCGTTTAGTGGAGCAGCACAAGGAGCGGCTTCTTCTGGCGCTGCTGTAGGTAACAATTTCAGGAACGGCTTAAGCGGAGGCTTAAATTCTGCCATTTCAAAGGCGAAAAGTACGTGCAATACGATAAGGAGCACGTTATCCTCGGCCGGATCCGGAGCATATGCTGCTGGAGTGTACATTGGTGTAGGACTCGCCAACGGCATGGCCTCTCAGCTTGGACGAGTGAGGAGTGTTGCCAGGTCGCTGGCTAACGCTGCAGACGCGGCCATTCGCGCGGCTCAGCAGATACGCTCTCCTTCGCGCAGACAATACCGGAATGGAGCATACATCGGAGAAGGTATGGCACTGGGTATTGAGAGCAAGATCGCTAGAGTTCGCACTGTGGGTGATCGACTCGCAAATGCTTTCTCACCTCAGTTGGAGATGGCGGGAATTAGCAGTGGTAACCTCCATTTGTCCGACGAGTACAGCTATAGCAGACAAGCCCACTATGAAGTAACAGTTATTACTGAACTCGACGGCGATGTTGTTGCCAAGAAGACAGTCAAGCCGATGCAGAAGGAGCTTAACAAACTTGACAAGCGCGATAGCAGGTATAGAGGGAGAATCTAATGTATAAGTTCATAGATGTAAACGAACAGCCTAGTAAAGTGCTATCTGCGGAGGCTGTATCGGTTAACGGAGAATACCTTGATGAGGTTATCCCGGGGTTCAAAACCCTATATGTTCAGGGGCGGGAGTTGCTCGCTCCTGATATTAAATCAAAAGAAGTTGGCGCGAGACACGGCGAAATACTGATAAATTCTCGCTATCCGAAGAGAAAACTTGTTATAGGGTATCAACTTATAGCGGAGAATGACTCGGTATTTCGAGAGGCATATATCAAGCTGTCCGACAAGCTGGGCACACCTAACTCTCACATAATATTCCGTGACGAAACGGACAAGTACTGGGTTGGCACGGTGTCGGAGGTTGGAGAAGTTCCGCCCGGGAGAAACTCCATTACTGCGGAAATCTCAATCGCATGCCTTACACCGTTCAAGTTCTCTATTAATGAGAAAGAAGTTCAAATTGAGCCTGATGGTACACTCAGCATTGATTATAAGGGAACAGTCCCGGCGCATCCTCGCATCTTCGCGGATTTCAAAGGCGACTCAGGATATTTTGCTGTAACAGATGAGCATAGCAACACGGTGATTGCCGGGAATCCTAAAGAGCAGGACACTGGCAATAAGAGTGAAATGCTCTTCAATGAACCGTTCGGAAAACCGCTGAACACCTCAACCTGGAAGATTAACCAAGGCTTTGAATTCCCGTGGTACCAGCAAGCTGGAGGTGCATACATAAGGCAGGCTAACGAAGATGCTGTGGCAGCTAGTAGTTATGGATCATATGGTAGCAAGCCATATCACGGACCGTCACTAATAAGGAGTATCCCGGCAGATTCTAGCGGTAGTAAGAAGTGTACAAACTTCACCTTAACCTATAGAGTGCGCTGTGCTATCGGTCGTGGCGAAATTAACCAATTAGGCGGTAACATGATGTTACTACTTGACGACTCAAATAACATAATAGCTGGTATTGCATATTACAAAAACAGTGTTGGAGAATTGGCGGAGTGCTGCTTATACGTTAATGGTAAAGAGGTTAGCAAGACCTTAATCGGAGTTACCAGGGCATACAGGCAGCTCGGTTTTGGAGAGGCTACTGGCGGCGATTACATCGGAACTTCAATGATTAAGAAGGTCGGAGACACTATACACTTCGATACAGCTGGGACTAACTTTACCTTTTCTGACCCTGCGATTAAGGATAAGCATCCGACAAAATGTCAACTCGCATTTTATGAAGCTTATAGGAACCCTAATATATCAGACAATGAAATTTACTGGGTTAAGTTCGTCAAGGATAATGTCGAATACGATATAGCTAATACCTTCATGAATGGTGATAAGCTCGAGATGGACTGCGCTACAGGCGAAATTCGCAAGAATCACCTACCTATGCCAGGCATAGGTGCACTAGGTAATGATTGGGAAGACCTCGTCCTTGTACCTGGGCAGAATAAGCTAAGTACATTCTGGAGCACCTGGCAGCCACAAGCACCAGATGTGAAGGTTAAGTACAGGGAGGTGTACCTATGATCGTATACTTCGCCGACAGGCAGATGAGGATACTCGGTCACGCCTCCACTAACCTGGATAGCCCACTTGTTATCGTTGATGATAGCAAGGAGGAGCGGGTTGAAAATGGCGTATCGATATTTGATTTAAGCGTTGTAATCAAAGACAACCCTACAGAGTTTCTAGAGATTAAGGAAATGTGTGCAGAGGGTAACTATTTACTCTGTAAGCGTGACAACTCTAGCGAGTTTTACTCAATTATAGACAGTAACGGCTCGGTGGCCTCGAGAGAGCTAGAGCTGTACTGTGAAGATGCAAGCCTTGATTTAATTAATGCGCTCGCTGAACCATTCGAAGCAGATAGCGCATACCCTCTGTCCTACTACGTTAATAAGTGGATATCTGGCACAGGATTTGAAATCGGGACTAATGAAGTCGCACACCTCACTCGTAAACTCAAGTGGGAGGGCGACTCGACAGTAACGGAACGGCTCGCAAGTATAGCGACACAGTTTGACAATACCGAGATGTCGTTCAGCTTCGAGATTGAACAAATGCGGGTCAAGAAGTTGTTAGTGAACTTCTGGAAGCGGAAGGGTGTAGATGCAGATGTAAGATTAAGAATTAATCACGAGGTGTCAGATATACACATTAAGGGCTCAGTCGCAGAGCTTGCGACAGCCTTAAAAGCCGTAGGCGGCACTCCAGAAGGTCAGCAAGAGGCTTTAACTCTAAAGGGATATAACTATGATGACGGTGATATCTACGTCGATTCTGACGGACTGCTACAGTCTAGATCAGCAACCCGCAGATGGTGCAGTCCCTGGTCGAATTACAAACCTATAGTGAGACGGTTCTCTTTCGATACGACCTCACAGTCTGAGCTGTGTAATAGAGCAGTTAATAAACTGAAAGCGTCTATGGCGGCAACGAGAACATATGAGATTGATATCGTAAAGTTGCCCGACAATGTGCGCATTGGCGACACCATACATGTGGTAGATGACGAAACAGGTTTATATATATCTAGCCGCATATTGAAGTTAAAAAGGTCGGTATCTAGGAATGAAATTACCGCAGAACTCGGAGACTTCCACGAGGAAGACTCTGGCATGGATGCTGCACTACAGCAGCTATCTGAACGAATATCTAAGATTGCAGCGTTGAAATCTGGCGCAGATGCGGTGACTCTTACAATCACATCTTCGAACGGTGCAACATTCGATAACGACCTAATCAACACTACTCTTACAGCACATGTGTACTCTAGCAGCGGCGAGCTTACTCCGCAGGAGATTGCGGCTATAGGCGCAGTTAAGTGGTATAAGGGGGATGTCGAGGTCGCATCTGGATTAACATATACAGTTTCGAACGAAACTAATCTAGATATTATAGCGAAACTGGAGAAGAAGGAGGAATAGGTACATGAAGACACTTGCAAGTGATACCATTCACCTTACATCGAATAAATCGTTGCGTGAAGCAGTCGAGGGTGTGGAGGGAGAGGTGCAGAAGACAAAGCAACATTTTAAGTACGACGACGAGGGAGCACATGTAATTGGCGAGTCTGATAATAGAGAGCTGTTGCTAGATACCGACGGAGCTCACATCAAGCACGACGGAAGAAGTTTAGCAGAGTTCACCAAAGACGGGGTAACTCTTCGAGACGAGATTATAGACCTTATTCAGATAGGGTCAAGTGATATCATCGTGAATGGTCACAACTACGGTAAGAAGAGCGAGATTCGTTCGAAATCTGCAGAGGGCAAAGTCAGCCTGAGTGGGTATACTGTGCAGGATCCGGGAGATGTAAGAATAAGTCACACTGTCATGACTGCGGGGAGTGTCGATTATGCTGTCGGGCAAGTCAGTCAAAGTGTTGATAGAGCGAGCAACGTTTTAGAGGCACTTAATAAGACGGGAAGATTAGCCCTATATACGATAAATGATGAAGATGCTCAATATGTTGGAATAACCTTCAACGACATGGCTATGCTGATGCTGGAGTGCAAAACAAAGGTTCTTGAGGATATGCTCGAGAAAACTAAGCTTTTAGTACAGGGGTCTATTGTTGCTCAAAAGGTGTACGGAAAGCCTAAGTATAATTGCTGGGACCCTATGCATATGCCTTATTTCGCAGAAAGAGACGGAATTATGGTGTGCTTTGTAAATCCAAGAGCTAATGCTTTTTCGGGCATCAAAATAAAAGACATCACGGCCGGAGTGCAAGTCGCTAGCATAATGAGCGTAAGCTCAGGTGCAACAGTGTCGGGGTCATTTCCAGTTGTTGCAATGCACGAATATAGAGTTGATGGTGCGTGGAATGTAAGCTCAATTCAGTCTCATTACTATCCACTCTTGGCAGATTAAAGAGGTTTGACGCAAAAATGAATAATTACACATGGATAACTCCTCTGCTATCCACGCTGCTGGGTGGCGGAGTGATGAGTTTGGTGCAATTCTTGATAACCAGACACGACGAAAAGAAACGAACACGGATAGATCCAGAACGCTTTGACAAATTAGTGCGACTGCAACGGGCAAGTACGGAGGATAGATTAGTTTATCTCGGGGAAAGCTATCTTGAAAAGGGGCGAATTACCCTGAGAGAGTGGACAATCTACGATGAGATGTTTAAGCATTATAAAGACCTCGGTGGGAATCACTATGCGGAGGAAATCCACAAGGAAATTGAGCGGCTAAAGAGTCGCACAACAAAATAAGTTAGTTAGCCGAGCAAAAGCTCGGCATTTTAATTGTCTGAAAGGAGGACAAAATGAAAATTAATTGGAAGGTAAGATTTAGGAATAAGGTATGGCTTTTAACATTTATTGCAGCAGTACTCTCACTGGTGTATAGGGTGCTAGAAGTCATGAACATTGCGCCATATATTGATCAGGAAAAGCTTATGGAGCTTTTATCAATGTTTGTTGGGGTATTAGTGCTTCTTGGTGTAGTTACAGACCCTACAACGAAAGGTACAGCAGATAGTAATCTTGCTATGAGCTATACTAAGCCTGCAAATAAGCTCCCTGAGATTGACGCGCAGTATGCAGAGCCAATCCCTGAAGAGGATATTAATACCGGAGGTAAAATGAATGGGTAGTATGTGGTTTAATCAGTTTGACCCTCGCTGGTCAAGAAAAGCATATGCAGGCAGGACTATGGCAGCTTCAGGCTGCGGTCCTACTGCTATAGCTAATATTGTTAGTTCTATACATCCTAATGTTACCCCTGCGGATGTTGCTGATTGGCTTACATCACATGGCTATGCTTCAAATGGTAATGGAACCTACTGGAGCGGCATTAAGGCGGCGCTCGATGCTTATAGCTGTCCTGCTACACAGCATAGTTCTATGCAGTCATTCTTTGATGAGATGGCTAAAGGCAACAGATGGGGCATTATTCTACTTAGAGCTGGAACTAGAGGAGGTATTACATGGACAGGTGGCGGTCACTTTGTTGCTATCGTAAAAGGATACGAATACAGAAATGGCAAGCATTATCTGTACGTCTCGGATTCTGGAAGCCGAGGGCATGATGGTTGGTATACCTATGAAGACCATATGCGCGGGCTTATTCCTACGCTCTGGTCTTGTGTTGTAAACGGAATCAGCAGCACAGTAACGCCTACGCCTAATCCAAATCCGCCGGCACCGTCAGGTTCCAGCATGTCTGCGCTCTATCAAGTTAAGTCTCCTATAGGACTTAACGTTAGAGGAGGTCCAGGCACAAGCTACGCTAAGATAGGTGGTCTTGCAAATAACACTAAGGTTACTATCACGCAAATATCCGGGAACTGGGGATACGCTCCTAATGCAGGTGGATGGGTATGCATGGACTATCTTGTTAAAATTGGAGTTAGCACCGGAGCAGCTACTAGAGTGGTGGCAGGGGGTACTTATACTCTTACTATGGATATGCGTGTACGCGCAGGGGCAGGTACAAATTACAGAAATAAAAAGCGCAGTGAGCTCACGCCTGATGGGAGAAAGCACGCCAGAGCAGGTATTTATGCAGTACTTGCTTCCGGGACACGTGTAACTGTTTTAGAGATTAGAGGTAACTGGGCTAGAATTCCGTCAGGTTGGGTATGCATCTGGCAGGGGAATACACAGTATATGAGGTAACGCTATGCAGACAGGAGATAGAATTGTATTTACGTTAATTAATGCGCTGGTAGCAATTGATCTTGGGGCGTTTGGCTGGTCATGGTTTTAGTAATGAAAATGCTCTCTTAACTTAAATAGGGGGTATTTTTTAAGTTATAAAAATTTATAACTTAAAAAGTGGACAGATTTTTAAAAGGTGCACGAAAAAAAGAGGGGCTTAATCGCCCCTCAATTTTTTTTGCAAAAAATGCAAAATATGTATTGACATATGTAAGTACATACGCTATACTATAGACAAGCTAAAGAGAAACACACAGGAGGTAGTGAGATGACATTCGTTAAATACTCAAAAATTGATAGAGAAACATTAGATAAAGTGCTTGAAAATCACAAACGTTGGCATGAGTTAAGATATCTTTTCGAAAAAGAAGACGAGATAGAACTGAAAGCAGACTTAAGTTATGTAGACTTAAGCGGAGTAGACTTAAGCGGAGCAGATTTAAGGGATGCTAATCTAAGTCATACTAATTTAAAAAATGCAGATTTGAGCGGAGCTAATCTAGCAAGTGCTAATTTAGCAAGTGCTAATCTGCAAAACGCAAAGCTGAATGGTACAAGGCTATTCGGCGCAAAGCTCGAAGGAGCGGTCCTTGAGAATGCTGACCTCGAAGGTGCTAACATAGATTTTACATGCTTGCCTTTGCGGCGAGCTAGCCTGTCTGCTGACTTCGATAGCAAACAGTTAAAACAACTTATATATCACGTCGTAAAAGCTGGGTTGCACAGCAAAAATGCGACGGAAGAAGACAAAAAGGAATTAAGCAAACTAGTCGACTATGCGAATGAATCGCACTTAGTCGAAGATCACGGTGACGTGCGAGAAGAGCACAAAAGCCGTATTCAGGATTAAGAATCAAGGAGGAGACAAAATGGAAATAATTAGGGAAGATGGGAAAATCAAAGTTGCGTGCTCTTATAGCACGCAGTTCATTAAAAAAGCCCACGAGCTAGGAGGCAAGTGGGCTAAGCCTTATTGGATATTCGATGATAAAGTAAAAGAAACGCTAGACAAAGCGCTTCTAAAAATTTACGGAGAGGGGCTAACTCCAGCTGAAAGAGTTGAAATAGAGATAGATTTAGACAACTACAATAATAGAGATTATGACAATCTCGCGTTCAAAGGATTTGTGCTAGCAAGCAGATATGCTAGGGATGCAGCTGTAAGACTAGCGAGCCAGGTATACGTAAAAGAAGGCGGCTTTAAAAACCGCGGCGGCAGCGCAAAATACCCCATGGTTACATGGGAAGAGGGCACAGTAATAGTTGCGAGTGTACCTGTTACGCTTGCATCAGAGCTTCCTGCAGGGGTAAAACTCGTCGATGAAAATGACGTCAAAAGCAGACTGCTCGATGAAAAAGAGCAACTCCTAAAGCGTTTAGCAAAAATCGAAAAGACTTTAGAAACATTGTAGAGGAAAAGATATGAAGACTAAAAAGCTAACGCCGCAGGAGCGGTACGATAAAAAGAACAGGGTTACGCTAACTCTGAAATTGAACCGCAAAACGGATGCGGACATATTGTCTTGGTTAGATGCACAAGACAATAAACAAGGCATCATAAAGGATATAATCCGGGAGAAAATAAATAGATAAATGCTGCAAACATACACGAACTGTACACGAAAAATGTATAATTCAACTTTTTACATATAGTGCTAAAACGCTGTAAATGTTGATAAATACACGTTTTAAATAACTTAAAATCATTTTAAATCAATATAAAAAACCCCATGTCCTCCGCCAATATGATTAGAACCGTTGATTTCTCAACGGTTCTTTTATTTGTACACGATTTATACACGAATTTTATTAAGAATAGATAAAGCTTTATCTTCTTCTTGCGGATAGAAGTGACTATATGTGTTAAGCGTCTGCTCTATGTTGCTATGACCTAGACGGCGGCTAATCTCAAGGATATTAACGCCGTTATTGGCTAGCAAGGATGCATGACTGTGACGGAAATCATGTATACGTATATGGTGAAGTCCAGCTTTTTCTGCAATTCTGAAATTCATCTTAGATAATGTAGAATCTCGGAGTGGTCGTATACCGCCACAGATGTAATAATCATCATTGAATCCCTTATATGTTTTACCACGCTGCTTATGTTCTTTCAGTATATCAATTAGCGGCTCGGGCAGCTGCACAACTCTGTTACTAGACTTGTTCTTTGGCGGCGTCTCTCTGTCATCACCTTTTAACTTCTGCGTGATGCTCTTTGTAATGTGTATAGAGCCATCTCGTAGATCAGTCCAACGCAGAGCGTGAATTTCGCCCTTTCTAGCACCAGTGTAATATGCAATGGAAAAGAATACATAGAAATCGTAAAAGTCTATCTCAACTGCAATATTCCATGCAGAAGAGGCATAGTAGTAGCACCTTGCTTAATAACCTTCTTTAATGTCGCATCATCCCCATTAACTCTAACGGCACAAACTTGTCCGCTCTCACAGTCGGGTTGTTGTCTAACAATAATGGTGTCGCCCTCCATGAACTAAGACCAAAATACCGCTTACCGCCGCGCAACATAGATGGGTCGATTTCCTCATAGCCCTCAATGTCTTGTATCGCTGTTATAGGTATCCCCGCTGGAATCGTTCCATATATAGGTATGCAATTGTTATTTCCAAAAGAAACGACCTGATCATTAACTGAAGAGGGAATAGCTTGCAATTTATAACCTGCGTTTTCAAGGTCAATTTTTTCATCATACAAGCGCAAAGCCTCGTCTTCCATTAAGTTCTGCCAACCCATAAGGTAAACTGGCGTTGTATTTAGAATTTTCGCCAATTGTTCTAACTTATCAGATGGAATATTCTTTATTTTTTCAGTTTCATATTTATGAATTGTTTGTCTGCTAACGCCTAGAGCTTGAGCAACCTCTTCTAATGTAAGTCCAAGTTCTTTGCGTCTTTCTCGGATTCTAATACCATCGTTCATGATTATCTCCTTTGATACAGCCGTTGTGTTTGCAATGATTATATCAAAAATTACATAAAAGGCAACAAAAAAGAAAAATATTTTTAAAAAATGACTTGACAGGCAACAAGTATCCGTTGTACAGTGAAGTTGCTCAAGAGTTAACAAGAAAGGAGTTACAGAAAATATGGACAAGAATTTGCTTGAATACGAATTCAAAAGAAAAGGTTATAACGTCGGTAAATTCTGCGAAAAGCTAGGTATTTGCGAGGCAACCTATTACCGCAAGACTTCTGGAAAATCAGAGTTTTCGAGGGCTGAGATAGAGCGCATTATGGACTTACTAGAGCTTAATTCACCAACACCAATTTTTTTTACTCGTTAAGTTGCCTAATAAGTAACACAGGGAAAGTAAAGGAGGACACATGCAAGGACAGGATTATACAAAACTAATAGAGCTATCAAAAGAAGTAGCAAAAGAGCTTAAAAATTACCACCCTCATATGTCCGTGGTGATTACCGCCGACTATATAAGGGTGGATGAGAGTGTTATCGGCGTACCTATAAGCGCTTGTAGCGATAAGAATTCTTCAGGAACCATTCGCCGTCAAGGAGGTACTGCATGAATAACAAGATAAGATTTCCTCGTGTTAGAGCCTCGACCAAGGCTGCACACGAGATATACCACAACAACACATACCTTATGACTAAGGATATCAAGGACCTTTTCAACTGTTCGCCAAGCACAGCTGGGAGAATTAAGAGGATTGTCCTAGAAGAAATGGCAGAGAGAAACGAACGGATTTACTCGGACATCCCTGGATTAATAGACAAAGATATTCTTTTTGAACTAGCAGGGCTAGATATTGCAAAGATAGATAAAAGTTATAGAGAGCTAATGAGGTACGAAAATGTTTGATTCGATGAAAGAAGTAATGCACCAGGCGTGCAACGAGAACGGCAACACGCCTCTACGGGAGATAATCGGATGTATCAGCTTTGCGATGTTAATTCCGTCGCTGTGGCTATTCCTGTACATGTGCGGGGCGAAATAAGGAGGTAATTATGAACAACACTTTAGGGCTCGAGCCTAAACACATGAGGCATGGAAGGCTGTATCACTTCTTCGGAGACTTGCTAGGATTTGACCGCACTAGACCTAGAACAGAATGCGACTGGGTAGACCCTAGAATTCCTAGCGACGAAGAGATGGACGCAATCGTCGGAAGATACATAGATGATCCAGACGACGTGCTGCCGCTGGTAGATTAAAAAAAAAGCGCAGACCGAAGTCACGCGCTCCCTAAAAAACTCAAATACATTATACAGGAGGACAAGTAAAATGGCAAAACTACAGGGCGATTTTAGAAAATTCATGAATAAAAACTACCTTGGTTCATGGGATATCCCAGACGGCGACGACCTAATCGCAACGATTGATCATGTCGAGCAGGAACAGGTCGAGAACGCTAAGGGTAAAGAATTGAAGTTGACTATCCATTTCACCGATAGAGGATTAAAGCCAATGATTCTCAACTCGACTAACTCGCAACGAATCAGTAAGGTTGCTGGAACGACTAGAGTCGAGAAGTGGAGCGGAATCAGAATCGCAATCTATACCGAAAAGGTTAACGCGTTCGGAACAACTACCGACGCACTTCGAATCAGAGACTATGCACCTAAGAGCAAGGAATTATTCTGCAACGAGTGCGGTGCAGAGATTGTCGGCTCAGGCAAGTACACAGCTAAAGCGATTGCGGAAAGAGCCAAGGTCAAGTATGGCGAATACCTCTGTATGGATTGTGCAATGGCTAGAGCGGAGAAGAGTGCCGAGCCAGAGCAGACCGAACCTACACAAGAAGAACAGACCGAGGAGGTATAGGGCATGGAGCTAGCAAGAGAGCAGTTTACAGAAGGCTACGAGCAAGGCATGGCAGATGCGATGACGATCGCCAAGAATCACCCGGAGGCATTCGGTTCAATGTTCGCGGCCTCGACTTGGAGGCACTGTAAGGAGCAACAGCCGACACTTACAGGTTATTACCTAGCGCAGACCGAACGAGACGGAATACGCAACATCCGAATCGCTATGTACAATGCAGAGGCGGAGAGGTGGCTCGCTCAAGATGCAAAACATTGGGCGTATTTGCACCTATATAACAAAGAAGATTAAAGGAGATAGATCGTGAAGACAACAAAAATCAAGATTAGAAACTTATTTGGAATAAAAGAGACAGAACTTGACGGAAAGAACGTTGAAGTTACAGGAAAAAATGGAGTTGGCAAGACCTCTATCATAGATGCGATCAAATATGCATTAACAAACGACAGTGATCGCGATTATATCCTCAAAAAGGGAGAGTCGGAGGGCGAAATCCTGATTGAGACCGATACGGGGCTCTACATCGACCGCAAAAAGAGAGCAAATCAGGCTGATTATAAGTCGATTAAGGACGGCGGCAAAGTGGTGAGCTCTCCTGAGGCCATGCTAAAGACTATTTTTACACCATTGCAACTAGACCCGGTTAGGTTTATACAGCTAACAAAAAAAGAACAAAATCGAGCAATACTCGATTTAATCGAATTTGATTGGGATCTGAACTGGATCAAGGAGCAGTTCGGTGAGCTTCCGTCAGACGTTAATTACGAGCAAAACATCCTGCAGGTACTCAACGATATACAGGCAGAAAACGGGCACTATTTCCAGACCCGGCAGGATATCAACCGAGAGCTTCGCAACAAAAAGGCATTTGTAGAAGAGATTGCCGAAACGATCCCGGCGAATTACGAGGCTGCTAAATGGGAGCAGTACGACCTTGGAGATACTTACAAGCGTATTGAAAAGGCGAAAGAGGTTAACTCTAGGATTGAAAGAGCAAAAATTTTTAAGGACTCATACGACAACAAGGTTAGGGGTTATGAGGCAGAAAAAGAGATCCAGTTGTCTGCCGAGCGAGAAAAAATTGCAGCAGAACGCGAGGAACTCTCGTCCTCTATAGAGCGGATGAGAGCCGAGATAAAAGCTGCAGAAGATAAGCTGACAACTCTTGATAGTAAGCTGGCGGATAAGATTGAGCTTGCTGAGAGTGCATATAGAGAGAAGGTTGCAAAGCTTGATTCCGATATGCAAGTAGCTGACGAGTATATCAATAAAGAAAAAGTCGACACATCTGCAGATGAAGATGAAGTAAAAACCGCAGAGGCGATGAAGAAACACTTGAACGAGTATTACCGCATGGAGAGAATGCAGCGAGAGTGTGACGAACTCGCCCAAGAGTCGGCAGAGTATACTCGCAAGATTGAGCTTGCTCGAGAACTTCCGGGAAAGATTCTTGAGACTGCGACGATCCCAGTAGAGGGGTTGACTGTAGAAGATGGAGTACCACTAATCAATGGGTTGCCTATATCTAACCTCTCAGAGGGTGAAAAGCTGGGGCTCTGCGTAGACGTAGCACTAAGCAAGCCGAACAATTTGCAGATAATCCTGATAGACGGAGCCGAGAAGCTTTCCGATGACAACAGAGCAAAGCTATACGATAAGTGTAAGGCTCACGGGTTGCAGTTCATTGCGACTCGCACGACCAATGACGACGAAATGGAGGTTAGTTATCTATGATGTTGACCGCAGAGAATTATTTCAGCACACAGAATCAAATGGAATACTTCGGGGTTTCGCAATTTAAGTCTTTTGAACAATGCGAGTCAAGTGCTCTGGCGGAAATGTGTGGAGAGTATGAGAGGGCGAGCACGACCGCCCTCCTCGTTGGCTCATATGTAGACGCTCACTTCGAGGGAACTCTGGACATCTTCAAGGCGCAGCACCCGGAATTATTCAAAAAAGACGGTTCGCTCAAATCTGATTATGTAAGAGCGGAGTCAATTATTAACAGAATTGAAAGTGATTCGCTCATGATGGAGTATCTCAATGGCGAAAAGCAAGTTATCAAGTCGGCAAACCTATACGGTTATGATTGGAAAATCAAGATAGACGTATACGCTCCCGACAAGCGAATCGTTGACCTTAAGATCGTAAAGGATTTTGAACCAATTTACGACCCACAGCAAGGTATGCGCGTCCCATGGATCCAGTATTGGGGATATGACCTACAAGGCGCAATCTATCAGAGGATTGAGCAGCTTGCGACAGGGCAAACCGAACCGCTACCGTTCTATATCGTAGCGGCAACAAAAGAACCTACGCCAGACATCGCAGTAATTCACATACCGCAACACATGTTAGACGCAGCACTAAAGGCTCACGGAGTA